TTATTCTAAGAGCCCTATAAAAACTTGATTGCGCCCGTTTCTTTTTGCATGGTATAGATTCTTGTCAGCCAGAACGAGCCAACTGTCCACGTCAGCAATACTGGGGCTCCAAGGCATAATTCCAGCGCTTAGAGTTGCATTAGATGATGGAAAAGCCTTCTCCACCTCAGCTTCAAATATTTTACCAACCTCAACCATTCTCGCCACTGACTCTTTAGCTGAAATATCCGTGAGAAATATACAAAATTCGTCCCCACCAAATCTGCATATATAGTCCACACCTCTAAGTTTTGACCTGAGAGCATCTGCCAACAAACAAAGCGCTCTATCACCAGCATTATGGCCATACGCATCATTAACAAACTTAAAACGATCAATATCAACCATTATAAGAAAAGCTGACTCCATTAATTTTGGCCGACTCATACGTACAGAAACCAGCTCACACCAATATCGACGATTGAGCAAACCAGTTAAAGAGTCAGTACAACTTAACCGCCTCAGCAGCATCTTACTATTCTTTAATTCAGTGGCCAAATTATAAAATGATAACCCCAGCACAATTGGGTATATACCCACCAAAGGAAGACATAGCAAGACCTCAGAGACCGCACTAATATCAAACTTATAATCCACACCAAAAAATAAAAACACCAACGCAAAACCTAGAAACTTGCAACCCAAGCCTTTAAGTAAAAACCTCGGACCTCCAATAGCCACATTATTCATAGCCACCATTGAAAATATTGCAACTGAAGGAAGTGGCTTTGCATGCATTACCGCGATCCAAAACCCACAAAATATTGAATCAGCTAGAAAGTTAATCTTCTCCATTTTGAATGGATTACTAGAATTGCGCGATAGCCAAAAAGCGACGTGCCCCCACACCAAACTATTAAGAGCGAGAAAAACACACTCTACCAATGACATTTTTTCGTACGCTGTAACCGCGATAATAAACCCGCATAACATTGTACCTAAAACTCTAGGAAAGTATATTCTTCGCGCAAATAGCAATCCCTCTCTCACATCTTCCAAATCCACAGCAGTACCCCACCCACAATCAATATAGACCTAATTAAACTTTGTTTTTAAAGCCATGAGCCCGCCACATGCCAGAGAGCTCAACACCATAAATTTGACGCCAAATTATTGCTATGGATTTTAAACCAAGGTACTGATAGATACACTGACGAAACCTAACATCTACCTCTCATTCTCGTAAATCCCCCCTTATAATTCACACGCGACTGAACCCTGGGATTCGCATCTAGCTAAGTAAGGGAGACTCTCAACAATAACGCCAATACCAAATCATCCAGAAAAATTCAACACCACAAAAAAATAATTACAGCCATAATTGTGTAGGTAGTTACCGAATTGCATCTAGACGCCGTAAACCTCACCACAGCGGAAGCAAGAAAATTCACCTATTGGACATTAAAAAAAAAGATAAAACGCTAGTAAGTCATTGCAACAACATCATTATTCCTCTGACCCCGACAGAGCGGGACGTGATTTTTACAGTTTCAAGCCAACCTAGGCGGCCAGTGAAAAACGAAATGATAATAGAGTACATTCAAAGAGACCCTAACCAATATAAGGGTCTTTGCATGTGCATAAGCAGACTGCAAGCAAAATTTGAAAAATTTTCACACGGAGAAAAGCTTTTCCGCTCAGTAAGAAACAGAGGTTATTACCTGATACAGCATATTTTTGTAGACACCTGATAGCCCATCAATCAATATTCAATAATATAAATATAAGAAATCTATCAGAAAATTAGGCAGATCCAACTTACCAGGGATGGTTTGACAAACGACTGACAACATTTAAAACCTTTATGCCTCTATACTTTTCTCCTGACAACTTATAAGTTACCTCCCCTTAGTTTCGAAATTTCTCTAGCATAATCCTGACAGCCCCGCAATGCGATCAATCCTCTGTCGCCGGCATCTGTGATGCCGATAATTCGTTGAGCATGCGTTGGGTCAAGTTGGGCTCGACGGGCCGCATGAACCACGCCGACGGTCGAGGGGGTGGCAGACACGTTGCAGCGACTGGCTGAATCCTTGGCGTCGAGAAGGACTGACAGCCGCACATCAGCAGTAGCAAGGTGATCACGCAATAGAGCTTGATTACGTTTGGCATCGTATAGTTCTCGGGAGTGCTCTTGATCGGAGACGGCGAGTTGTTGCTCTATGGCTAGGCGCTTGACCTGTTCGGTCTGCATCTGGCGGAGCGCGGCTTGGGTCAGATTGTTTAGATCGTCAGCCTGAAGCGCGGCCTGGCTTTCGAGCTTTCCCTTGTAACGCCACGCTTGTACTTGCCAAGCCGCGCCGAAGGCAAAAGCCATCGCGATCAACAAAACAGCCGATTTCGGTTGCGTGGTCAGCATTGCTCATCCCTCCAACTGGGTAGATCGACGGAATGCCCCGCCAATTGGTGACTGCAGTCATCAAAGAACTGGATAAGCCCGCCGATCACGAACGAATTACAAACTCGGGGGCCGTCAGAACAGCTGTATCGGACCAGAATGCTCGACGTGAACGTCGGCAAGTCCAAAAGCTCCCAGTCCACCCTTCACCGTGACCGGGGTCCATTCTCATGCGAATTACCATGAGCTATACCGCAACTCAGGCAATCAAGACATACACAATCCTACTCGGCCTGGGCGATGCAGCGAATCTCCATAGTGCCGTCATGACCGCACTCCATCCGCCAAACGGTACTGCTGGATCAGATCGTCAACACGGTGTTCACGCTGCCCATACCCTGCACCAGGCAGGCTCGCCCAGATGTTCCGGCACTTTGCGATAGCGGATTCGACCTGGCCTGCATGCACGTCCGATAGTGCGCGGCATTCGCGGATGTGCTGCAGAGCCAGCAGGTCCTGACTGATCGGACTGAAATCAGGCAGGGCCAGTAGACTTCGGTAGTACGGCCAGTCCCTCAACATTTGCTGGTAACGGCCCGAGGCATTCGAGGTCAGCCCCCTACTGTTGATGACCTTCGACGGACGCCCTTTTGCGAACGGATGATCACTGAAGTCCTTGAAGATCTCGGGTTTCATGTCGACTCCTGTAACAATGACGTCATAGCCATCCAATACAGTGACCGGCGATCTACTGGTCCCCTCAGACCAAGCAAGCATGTCGAGAAAGGCGAGCGCGTTACTGCTGCCCGCCTGAGCAACTGAAAGTTGTGACATTTTCCCAACTCCAAAATTCGCAACGCGGGTAGTTTCAATTAAGTTATGCAAACTGCAATACAGACATTTACCCCTCTTAACTAGACAATCTAAAACCAAAAGAACGTTATTATTTGTCAGCCCCCAAATATAGCGCTTTGATATCATTCCGAGAAAACTTTAGCTTCAGCAATAAGGGCAGCTGTATGAATGCTAACTCCGAAAAAAAAACGAACAAACAAGGTTGGTTGTGGGCGTATCGAAAGGTGAGAAGTTTTGGATTTTCTAGAACTACGGCTTTTTACAGGGCAACCCGCTATACCGTCTTCGGTGATTCTGGAAGAATTGAATCCAGGTCGAGATGGGAAAAGTATCGTCTCAAAAAGAGAACCCGCTCATAAGCCCTATGCGCTTCGCCGCCATGGAAGGCAGTATTTATTTAATATTTAACACCAATCAATGTGACCTATTTAGCAAGACGTCAAAATTACGCCCATCAAACATCACTCCCCCTTAAAAAATTACGCATTACGATATACGATATAAACTCTATCAGCGACTATTAATAAACCTTCCCATCAAGTTGCCAAGAATGTCAGCCCCAAGCTGATTGGGATGAAGATTGTCTGTCGTGTAGATGGATAAGTTATAACTATTGATACAGCACTGGCCACCTATGTCTAAACACGGCACACCCATTTCCCGGCATACATCTATCATGGCCTTGCCAATACTTTGGATGCTCAAGCCATAACTGTTCAATGCCGGCGGCACTGGTTCAGAGCCAAATTGACCGCGGTTGGTCGGCGTGAAGAAAAAAAGCTGTACCGTAGGCTTGATGGTCAGGATCTTATCGATCAAATACCGTACGTTCCCGTGAATGGAGATCGTTTCCTTCGGATCGGCCAGAGTGCCCAGGGGACAGTTGCCGTGGCCGTAGTCATTCGTACCGCCCCAGGTGGTCACCACATCAATTCCGTCCAAATCACCGGTCGCCAAGTTATCCGCCATCGTACGTAACAGCTGGCCGCTGACTCCCAGATTTTTAGTTTGCTGCAGCCCGGTAACCTCACACAACTTCGCCGCGTACAAATTCAGCTGAGTGAACGAGTCCCCTAATGCGCACCATTTCTTCCCCCAGAACGGTGGGAGTATATTGGTCACACGTGTTAGCGATAACGAAGAATGATAGGGCTCATACCTGATAGGCAAGTCGGCGCCCTTGGTAAACATGATCTTCTCCGGTGAAGCACTGTTGGAGGAAATACGTATATAAGCGGCATCTGCAGGCGCGGTCAGGCTGTTCAAGTTCACTATTCCGGCCAAGAAACGCTTGTCGGCGTCATACCATGCACCTGTCACACCTTGCGTACTGAACTGCGGCTGGGGCATGACGTTGATGGTTGATGACTTTGTTGTTGATCGGTAAGTCGCACCGTCATTAGCAACGGGAATAAAACCCGTCGCCCACCAGCCTTCGACGTTGACCTCCAAGCCATTTGTCGAACTAATATTTTTACCGATTATCCGTGCTCTGTAATCAAACAAATTAGAGGGTGTGTCGATAAAAGAGGCATGTCGCTCAGTCACATAATCCAGTTGAGGTGACAACCCGGCGACTATGGCAGAACCCGTTTCAACAAGCGTTTTCGATAACAGGTCTTTACCAATGTACAGCCCCGCCTCGCTGCTATTACCGTTCATCTCCAGCCGGTATGGAACGTACTGACCAGGAAGCGCATCTGCAGCGACTATTGCCGTGATGGGACCTGCCCAGTTAAAGCTTACCCGCAGGTATGCAGCTCCAGCCGGAGCACTCACACTGTTGGCACCTCCAGCGCCAGAAATAAACGCTTTAGCGGCGGTATAAAAGGCATAAGCCATATTCGCTGCTGCAGGGACAGCAGCAAGAGAGAACTTATACGTTGCGCCAGCTGCCACTGGAATGTACTCGCTACGATACCAAGACCCACCCGGCGCCGTATCTCCCCCAGTTGTCGTATTAAAGGATCCACCTGCAACCTGCGTGGCGTTGTTGTAAAGGTTTTTGCCGACTTGGATACTGAGTGACTTAACCGGAGGCTCGATACTTGCCACCCGGGATGTCACACCACTCACGGCCGCTGCGCTTGGGTAGCGCTTGACCTCAATCGCAACCCCGGAACTGTTCTGGTACAGAATCAAATATTCATTGTTATCGGCGGTTGGCACACTGAAGTATTTCCCCGACACCGTACCTGCTAAACCGAGCGCCGTAGTCGCAAAGATTCCTGCAGATAGCTGAGCTTGACTACTCGCAATTTCAGCCCGATCTGCAGCCTCAACCACCACATTTAAAATGTCCTCGGGATCAGTCGTTACGATGTCCTTCAGCAAAGGCGCAACATACCCTCCGTAACCAATCGATACGTCAATCCTTCGTTCTTTTGCATAAAAAAACACCCGTGCGCTCGCATCCGCATGAGTCGGATTGGCAAGTGGGACAGTCGCCTCTGCGTCGCTAAACAACGCCGTAAGGATTGAGGTACCACTGCTGTAGACGTGAACGGTGGCTCCAGGCAGCAATACGCCGTCCTCAGCCCTTGCGGCAAAGAATTGAATAGGTTGCATGATGAGTCTCTGTCAGGTGATGAAGGTGATCGCCGGAGCGAAGTTGAGTTGACTGCGCACACTGCTCCAGGTGTCGTACGCTGCAGCGCAGAGGTAATACGTGGTGTCTGGCGTCAGCCCCGTGATCTGCCCGGTGCGTGATACGCCTTGATAGCCGATCGTTCCTGCAGTTGCCGGATCAAAGTCCTCCTCTGTCGAATACACAAACACATAGCCGGCCGCGTCTGGCTCAACACTGGCTGCGCAACTGACATCCGCTGTGGTGGTTCCAGTGACCGTGACGGTGGTTCCCGTAACGGGCACAGGCGCCGTATTGGTGACCAACAGCGACACCATTGGTGCCTGGCCTGCAGCGTTTCGCTCGATGATTTCTACCCGATAGCTGCGAATGAGCGCACCATCCACCAACGCATCTTCACGTTGGTAGGTGAATGCCGTACTGGTGGTAGCCACTTCTCGCAGGAGAGCATTGCTGCCCGCGTGACGAACACGTACCAAGCGATCCTCGGCACGAGCTCCGGCCACCCAGCTCACGGTGAAGTATGGCGCCTCGAAGGCACCGACCAGAGCGAGGTTTTGCGCAGTATCAGGCGCTACCCGGGCGGGTGATAACGTGACGCTGTAGGCCGTGACATCCGCCAGATCCTCAAGCGCTCGGCCGAACACGTTAAATGAGCGGAACTTGACCCAGACAGTCTTGCCGACCTGGTCGGATGTGTAGCTGTATTTCCAGACCGCATCATCCAACCGCACAAACGGTGAACCGATCGAGTGACTGGAGATGGCCGTGCTCAGACGCCCGCGTCTCAGATAGCTCAGCTCATACCCTCCGACTCCGGTGAGCACCGCGTCACGGTAACTCAGCAATTCACCAGCCACCCAACACAGCGTGGCGCCACTATCTGCCTCAGCGGTAGTGGCGGCTGCCAACTCGGTCGCCGCTGCCAACTGAATGGATAAGGTGTTAACCGTATCGGGGTCGCTTCCGGATGCGAGCGCTGCGGTCAACTGCCCCATGCGCGCCCTTCCGTAAATCGTCTCCGCTAACCGATAGCTGTCACCATCAGCGCTGATCCAGATCTCACAGCCGCCCCAGGCTTCACCCATGCCGGCAACACCTCCCCATATTTGCAAAGTGCCGGCGGGCAGCAAGCTTTCGGGTGGGTTGAACATGATGGGCGGAAGGACGGGGCCTGACGCGACGTTTTGATTGCCTTGATAACCGCTCTTGCTCTGTACGGGATAATTGGACGCGCTGCCGACGCCCAGCAACGCATCCTCGGCCACGATCGCCAACTTACCCATTTCGTCCTCCTCAACCGAAATCAACCGGACCAGGCGCTGATGCAGGTTCAAGCCAGGATCAGTGATCGTCACCAGGTCCATGGGCTCTAGGAGCACATGCTGCCAGCCGAGGGAGAATTCATATTCGTTGCGCACGTACAGCTTGCGCTGCACCAACAACTGCGCCGCATGGGCGCCGATGGCGATATTGCAGATCTCGTACGCTTTGATGGTGTCCATTGGTTTGGAGCCAAACTGCTCAATGGCAGCCTGGTCAGGCGCACGGACCACGTCCGTGTTGTACTCGTGATCGCGATCAAGGATCTCCAGCGACACCTCGTTGTAGCTGTCGGCCTGGCTCTTGATCTTGAGTGAGACCGGAGGCCCACCCTCCTCTGAGAGAAAATCGTCATCGGTCAGATCCGCCACTGGCGTGATGTTCGGAAACCACGTCACACCGTTGCCGGTGACAGCCTGGTCGCCGTAGGGGATCACCTTGAGTTGACCGGCAGACCATACCAGCTCGCTGTTGGTCAGCTGCAACCAGCGCGCGATGGCCTCATTCGCTGGCGCCTGCTCGTCGAGCACTGGACTCAAGAGTAAGTTTTCCGCCAAGCAATAGTTGCGGTAGTTCGACATATCCGCGACCCATGCCGGGGTAAAACCGATTCCGTCCAAAGGATCGAGCAAAAGCCCAGGCAGGAAATCGCCCGGGTTGGCATCCGGCAGGCCCGGCACTTGATAACGACCGTCCACCTCAAAAGTATGATTCTGTACGCCTGCGTTATCGTTGAGCAGGTACCTGCTGGAAAACACGTAGGCCGTGTCGGCGTAGGCGATCGCTTCAGCTGGGTGGCGAGTCTGAAGAAAGCCCCACACGGCCTGGTCATGGGTACCATTGGCGTAGTTCAAACCAATCTGCGCCAGTGAGGAAAACACTTCCTTGTCGCGAAAAACTCGGTGTATCGCCCCCAGCGGCCCTCGCCCGACAGCCAAAATGATGGCCGCATAGTAGGTGTAGGTCGTGTCCTTCTGAGTAGCCCCCCCACCGCCTTTACCCCCCGATTTTTTCGTCGTGGTTTTTGCGACCGCTTCAAAGTCGCTGTAGTAAATGAGATTAGGGCTGATGCGATTACGGCCGGCGATCCAGGCGATCGGCTTGCCACTGGCACTGCTCTGGACCTGCAACGCGTTGATACGTGTCGCACTGTTGGAAATGGTACTACTGCTGCCCCCCATCGCTGACTCCATATCGGTTAAGTGTGTAATAACGCACGGTGTGGCTGGAAAGCCGCTCTTCGCGCATATCCGCAAACTCGACGCCGATATCTCGATAGGCGTGAATGATGCGGTGCTCATCGACCACCACCGCGCCGTGGCTGAAGGTACGGCCGAATTTCCAGACCGCGACATCACCACGCTGTGGCGTATCGACCTGCCGGCCATACAACTCCAGCCAGCTCAGATAACGCTCCTCACTGCGATGCAGGTGCCAGTCCTGGGCATACGCCCCGGGATCGATCGAGGGAATCAATCCGGCGGCGTGATACACCTCAATCAGCAACCAAGCGCAATCGATACCAACGCCGAGCAGGTGCTGCCGGTGCTGATAGGGCGTGCACAACCAACGCTCGGCCTGCGCGACCACAGCATCTCGCTGCAGTACTTCGAACGCGCTCATACGGAGGTCTCCGCGACGGGAATGAAGGGCATACCCCGGTACCGCGCTCGGTTGCCAAATTTGTTGGTGCAAGCATCCAGCGTCCGTGGACAACCCGGGTAAATCAAAAATTGATCACCCGCCACTGGCACACCTGGCAGTCCCAGGATCATCGTCACGGCGCCATCTGCCGTGAATCGGCGCACGGTTCTTGTCACACCTGCATTGGCACCGCTCACAAAACGAATCACGCCTTGATCGAACCAGCCCTGAGTGGCCGGCACATTGGAGTTCACACGTAGAGCCGTGCTGCCGTCCTGGACCAGACCCACGGTTTCAAACAGGGCACGGTTCACCCCGCAATCGGCGCTGTATACCGTGCGCAGGCACGAGGGCTGATAGACACCCCGGGGCACCTTGGTATCCAGCAGCTCGATCGGCGACTTCACTGTCACCGTCGCCTGCTCGCGGTCGGCAGGATCCACCTCGGCGACACGCCCGATAAAACGTGTGACCGTGCCCACCACGGGCGACCGCCAGTCCGCCATAAACGCTCGGACAAGGTTCAAGGTGGCCCCGTCAAAACCGCCACCGGCAATGAATGGCAACAAGGGCTCGCCGAATAAGGTGTCGTCCATGCCGGCAGTAAAGGTCACGTTCAACGTGTCGACCTCAATCCCACGCACCGCCCGGACACCGGTGCGCTTGATCAGAGGACCGCTGGCCGAGTAGTTCTGACCCGCATAGAAGATCTGCATACCCGCATCGGTGTAACGCAGCACCTGGCCGCTGGCCAGGGCAATCGTGTACAGATCCGCCATGACGAAACTGCGCGCCGTGGCCAGAAAGGCTTTCAATTCAGATGTGGCATCGATCATGGTTTGATACTCGTAAACGCGATGTTTTTGAGCTCCCAGATCGTGCGATAGGGCTGAGCCCCGTCGAGCGAATCGGCCTCGAAAGCACAGCGGAAGTAGAACGCCCCGCTCCACACCAACGCAGCGTTAATGGGAGGCGCCACCGCAAAGGTGATAAGCCCCAACTCATCCACGCTGTAGGCAGAAATGGAAACGCCTCCGACGGTCACAGCATCCACATTGACGACGCCATACACCGGCTCCACCCAGTGACCGATCTCTCGGGAAAGCTGAAATGTTCGCGTGGTGCCGTCCCCGGTGCCGAAGCGCTGAAGCGTTACCAGGTGATCGCTACGGTCAAAGAACAGGAACTCGCCAAATTGCCCTTTGCGCTGATTAAAGAACTCAATCAGTCTCGACCACTCATCTAAACCTGGGCGCTTGCGCACGGCGTTGTAGCTCAGTTGGAAAGACCACAGCGGCGCGGGGTAGTACGCCGTTGTCCGGCGTCGACCACTGGCAGCTTTCTGCACACCGGTGCTCCACTCAGGCGCCTTTTTTGAAAGCAGGGTTTGCCCGGGCAGACGCGGCAGCACACCTTCAACCGCCGCGCCCATATCGGGGTAATTGGCGATCCAGCGCGCCGGCCAAAAAGGTCCTAACGACATCTCGCCCCCTAAGTTTTGATGGCGCCGTTGCGCCGCATTTTCTGCATTTCCTCGGCCAGCACTCGGGCACCACGCCGAATATCAGCAGGTGACATTCGCCCGCTGTTGTCGTGGTAGTGATAGCTGTTGCCAGCGCCTCCCAACTGCCCTTCCCCATTGGCTGCCTGGCGAATGACATTGGCGTATTGCTTGGGCAGCACCATTTCCTGCTCGTGGAGTTGCGTCATGGGATTGGTACCAGCGGGGATGTCATAGCCGCCCTCGGCCGATGCGACGTTTTTCACCAGGCCAAATACGAATGCGCCGGCAGCCACTGCAGCCGCCGCACCGAGGATCGGACCAATGATTGGAATGGCGGACATGGCTGCGAAAGCACCAGCCATGGCTTGCCAGGCGCTGGCGATGATGTTCTTGATCGTCGCCGCCCCCCAGATCGCCACGGACATAGCTGCACCGCCCGCCTCTGCTGCCGTTCGAACGCCAACTCCGACTACCGTCGCACCGGTTTTAGCCGTCTCTCCGAAGATCCAGGCCATCAATGGCTTCGTGACCATGTTTTCAACGAATGCCGTCCCGATGCTGGTGAAGATCCCTCGCAGTAGGCCCTGGGTACTCATGGTGCCGCTCAAGATCCCGCTCAACCCGCTCGACCAACTGGTACGCAAACTGTCGACCATACCCGTCCAGTTGCTTTGCGACTCGAAGGTTTGCTGCCTGCCGATCAACGCCATGCTGTTGCGGTGGGTTTGCTCCAGCGCCAGGATCTGCTGCTGGACCTGCTGCAGGGCGACCGGGTTACGGTCAGGATCCTGCTCCAGCAGTGCTTTACGCTCGGCCAATGCCTGAGCTTCGATCGCATACCGTTGCTTTTCGAACTCGGCTTGGGCCTGCAGCAGTTGGCCTTGGGTGATCAGGTTGGCCTGCAGATCCAGCTGGGCCATCTGTTCGGCATGGGCAACATCGGTAAGCCGCGCCTGCTGATCAGCGGCCAGCTGTTGCTGTTTCATGTTGGTGATTTGCTGCTGCTTTTCGCGCTCGACAGCAACCACCTCAGCCGCAGCTTTGCGGTATTCCTGACTATCCTGGCCGTAGAGTTGCCGGCTGCGCTCTAATGTCTGCTGAGCGATCTGCAAGCGCGCGTCCATGTTGTTGCGGTACTGCTGTGCCTGGGCCTGCAGATCGGCAAAGGCCTGGCCTTCGTCCTGCCGGCGCAACGCATTCAATGACGCCAGGTAATTGCGCTGAACACTCAAGCGTTCGGCCGCGCTCAAATCCGTGCGCTTGAGAATGCCCTGCCAATATTGCATTTCCTGCTGTTCGGAGAACTGCAGAAACGTGCCCTGCTCGGCCTGCTGCTGGGCGTGAGCGACCTTCTGCGCGTCCAATGCTTCTGCCCACTCACTGACCCGTGATTTGGTATTCGCCGGCGCACTTACCGGGTCATCCTCTTTTTTAGGGGGAGTTGTGGACTCAACCACTTTTTTCCGATGCTCGACAGCTGCAGCGTATGCCTGCTCCAGCTTGGTCAACTTGGCGACTTCAACGCCGTAAGCGGTCGGACTTGTCCTGCCCTGTTGTGGTGCCTTGGTCAGGGCTGTATTGCCGGTCGCGGCCATCTCAGCCACTTTGCGCCGCTGCTCTTCGATGCGAGCGGAACGGGAGCGCATACCCGCGTCCACTTCTTCTAGCTTGTTGGACACCAACTGCATGTTTTCCAGCAGCAGGCGCTCCTCGGCCAGTGTGGCTTCAAGCGGTGCCTTACTGCCTCCAGCACGTGGACCTGCCGTAAAATTCGCCAGCGCTTGTTCATAGCGGGCGACATTGGCAGCGACCTCATCAACGGTCACACCAACACCCGTCATGCTTTTCAGAAGGTTATTGAACCAACTGGCAGTCTCCGACAGCCGCTTGTTCAGGCTGATGAAGACAGGCTCAAGAATGGTACCGATGGTGACCTGCAGCTGGTTGCTTTTGGAGTCGAGCTCGGCCTGGCTGCCGGTCAATCCATCGGCCGCCTTGGCGGCGTTGCCGACCTGGGCCTCGGTCTCTTTCATGATGCCGTTGTATTCGGCGGTGATCTGTTGCGAGTCGGACAACTTGTCACGACTGGTGCCGATGCTTTTGGCGTACTCCTCCCACATTTTTGCGACGTTTTTGGTCACGCCGGCGTTATCAACCAACTGCGAGTTTTGATTTTTCAGGCCTTCAGTTGCCCCTACCACCGCTTCCGACATACTGAGATTGGCTTGCCGGTTAAACGCTGCTGCATCTTTCAGGCGGTTGATCACCGCCACCGCCTGGTCAACGTTGTAGCCACGGCTGAGCAGGTTTTGCAGTGCTTTGGCCGCGTCACCGACGCTGAGCAAGCCGTCAGAGGCGAGCTTGTTGGCCTCATCCATGGCTCGGCCAATACCGACACCGGCGTGATTGGCCACCGCTTCCAGGCCACGATAAGCCGACTCTTGTTGGATCGCCGCGTCCTTGCTATCGCTGACGATTTGACCCAGCTTGAAAGCACCCAGACCAAACACACCCGCAATGCCAGCCGCTACACCACCGATGCCAGAACGCATGATGGTGCTGACGCCGGAGAACGCCTCATTCACCGCCGGACCAAAACGAGCGAGACGGGTTTGACTACCAACCATCTCGGTATTGATTGCCCGCAGTTCACGACTGAAGGTCGTCCGCGCGTCACGCATATTGCGCTCAATACTCTCAACTGCACGGTCGAAACCCTGAGTGCCAGCCGTAAACTGGTAAGCAATGTTCCTATCCATACCAACCTCACCAAATAACACGCAATAAAAAGCCCCGTAAATACGGGGCTTTTTTACACACTTAAAAATTCACCAACCACAGGCATTTCGCAAAGGTTCAATCACCCCCTTAAGTCCAGTGATAGGAAATGTTACAGTCTCAGGCGACTGATTATAGGGGGTTGCCCTCACCAACATAACGTCATGATCCAACAGAGATTTGATCATGGGTATAGCCTTCTTACCCGACCACAGACCTAGGGATTGGTTATTGGTAGATGCCGTAAACGCTCTTGTCTCTGCCTTCTGGTTATCAATGCGGTAAGTTACATCACCGTAGCCACTAATATCCGCTAAAAACTCCCCCGCCAAATTGATCAAAAGTGAAGTTTCACGTTCTTGACATCGAAGCGTCAGCGTTGCAGTGTCAGAACCGCCAGAGCGTTTTTCAATACTTTCATTTGATACAACTTGCAGATACACGGCCTGACTATCGTCAACTTTCGAAACCTCGCTGCTCACAATCCATTTACCTACTCTTTCGGTCTTATCGATAGGCTTATACTTCATATCGTAACAAGCAAGCCTTTTTTTATCATCGCTAAGAGCTACACACTCATCTGCTGAAAACGCAGGTGACGAAATTATCAAAAAACCACATAGAAAAATAAAACGCATTTTGATCCCTCCTTAGTCCTACGGAGGAAATTACCTGCAAGTCGAAACGCCGTCTACTCACCCAGGAACAATGAGCGCGTCCAGTGCACTGCGCAGGTGATCGGGCAAATCATTCCGTAGTTCTGCAGCTATTGCTTCTAGGTTGCAGGCCAGGTCAGGCGCATCTGTAACTTCCTGGGTTGGCTTGTAGCCCATGTATCCAGCAACAAGAATGTGCACGGGTGGGTGACTACGCCAGTAGTCGGTCATATGGCCGACCATGACCATGTCCCAGTCCCGTCGTAACGTGACCGGACTCTGCCCCGTGCACGCGATCAGGTGAGCGTAGAGTTGGCCCCAGTCGAAGGGGCCTGGCCTTCCCCCGATGCCGGCTCCATAACTTCCAGACCCGAAGCGCTCATGACCGCATCCAGTGCGTCACGCATGTTGCGAAGGTCCAGCAGCGCTGCCACCTCAGCACGCTCAATGTCAGGGTAGTTCCGGCGCAATGCCGCATGGGTGGCATCAATCACCGTCGCGATGCTGTCCCGGTCCATGTTGCCGGCCATCACCGCGTTGATCCGCTCCAGTAGTTGCTCCAGATCCCCCAGAGCCAGAGGTGGGATGACGAGCGTTTTCCCTGGGAAAGGAAACGAAACACCGGGAACATTCACGACGGTCATTCGTTGGCACTCCAGTAGCACACCTCGCCGAACTCATCCGCGTAGCCGGTGAATTCAAAGTCCGGGATGGTGTAGTCGTCCTGTTTGGTGGCGATCCCTAGCTTGTTGCTGACGAAATTAGGGACGCGCACATACACGGTCTTGCCCTTGTATTTCAGGACCAACTCGCCCTGGAACACCGGCATATCGCCCATGGGCAGGTTTTTCACCGACAGACTTTTACCCGTCGTAACGGTGTAGCGGTAATCAACGAAAACTGACTTGGCCACGTCTGCAGCGGCAAATGCATATTCCCCCGTGGCGGCATCAAAGGTGTACTGCCCCGCTGTCGGCGCGCTCAGTACTCGTACGTAAGGGATCGCACCGGCGCCCCGTACCCCAAGATCTCCTGAGAGCGTCCCGCCCGCTGGGGGCGACACGCTTATCGTGGCCCCTGCTGGGATCACCGTGGGTACCGTCGCGTGATGGACTAGCACCTGGCCGGTGATCAAGGTCTGCCCAAACACCAGTTGATTCCACTGCAGCAGGCTTATCTGGGCGGACTTGGCCTTGCCCGTCAGCTTGCCCTGGCCCCGCGCCGCGTCAACCGCAAACTGCTCGCTGCCGAACAATTCTTTAGAATCAAACGACAGGTCCACCGATGCTTCTTGCATGATGCCCAGCAGGATGGGAGTCGGCGCGGAAATGGCATTGCCATAAGCGTCCATCAGCGGAGTGGCGTAAAACAACCCGCTGCCGAATGCGATTTGCATAATGTGTTCCTCAGTAAAAGGTAGGTCCGGCCGTCAGGTCGCCGGTGTTGCATAGGTAGGTGAAGCGGTAACGCACCATGCAGTTGCCGGCGGTGTTATCGCCTTCGTCCTCAATCCAGTCGATGTAAAAGCGTTGCACCCGATCCGCTTCCTCAAAGGCGTCCTCCGCCATCAATACGGCATGCACGGCAACCTTGACCACGTCAGCCAACTGATCCCATGCGGCGCCTGTGTCGGTGTCCTCCCGGGCGATGATTTCCACCGTCAGCTCGAACTGATTGCGATCCACTGCAGCGCTTTCGCGCTCACACGTTTCAAGATCAGGGCGCAGCACGATCGCCGGCGTCATATTCCGTCTGATCGCCTCAGTACGACTGCGATACACCCGGTCTGCCGCCAACGTACCGGCGGCCAGAATCAGCGCCTGCGCCTTTGCGACGATGCGTTCTTGAATCGAGGACATTAGGGTTAAACCTTGGTGAGGGAGGCCAGGCTAAAGGCGCCGTCATCGATCATCCGGCGGTCACGAACGCGAAAATTCACGCCGGCGACGGTGATCAGTTTGGGGTTGTCGATTCCGAGGCGCTCGGCCTCGGCGGTGATGACCAGGATCTCGTAGCCGGTCGACTGGCTGTTGGTGCCGCCCATGCTGTGGATTTCGTCCGGCATATCCCGCGCAGCCAGAAACAGCTGACCATCAACCATCCCGCCGACGTCGAAGTCTTCAAGGAAGCCCCTGAGATCTTCGTCAAGCATCAGGGCTTACCTTGACGGGCTTGCGTCCGCCCTCAGCCGCAGCGGAAGGTGCCGGTGGTGGCTCGACCATCAGCACTTCCAACTGGTGGCGAAAGCGCTGGGCCACGTCATCAGGCAACTCGATCACGCCCCCTGCCCCGGTCAGTTTGTCATCTGGCCCGCGAAAGGAGCCGGATAGCACCGTGTAGGATTTATTCGGCATTACGCTCTCCTGCGACCTTGTCCAGTTTCGACAACCGCTGCCCCAACGCCTTGTCCGGCTCGCCGGGAATCACAATCACCTCCCCGGCTTTGAACTGAACGGGCGACACAATGGTGTAGCGACCCTTCTTGTTTTCAACCGGCTCCAAGTTGTGCGCACGCGCGCTGGCCTGGGCCGCATTCAGGATCAGCTCACCCCCATAAAGGGTGATCGTCTGTTCCACGCGGTATTTCGGCATATCAATGCCCTCAGTGAGGTGTCAGGCCGGATGGGTTACGCCACCAGTTGGTTGAGAACGGCGTACTGCCAGCGCCCAAAACCCACGTTGCGCCAGGTATCGACGCCGTATTGATGGGCATCGTTGTCGAACTCGTACTCCGAGCCTTCGGCCTTGGCTTTCATGGCCACGTCGGTTTCCTGTTGGCGGATGAACGCTTTCAAACGACCGTCAGTGCGGAAGGTCACGAATTTGTCCTGCCAGGCGTTGAGACGCACGTTGCCCACCACGCGGACAACCACGTTGTCCGGCATGACGATCTCGCTGATGTTGGTACCGCGCGGCACGCTAAGCGCCGTCTGCGCAACGCTCAGCAGGTTGAACGGCACCATCACCAGAAACTCGCGTGCCAGTTCGTTGATGGGTTCGCCCTGGTCATCCTTGAAGCTGGTCAACTGGGTGACCGATCGGGCAACCGCCTGCTGAAACTCCTCAACGCTCGGCCGACTGGGCGTCCCGTGAAGTGTCGCTGGCAGTTCGGAAATGTCGGTGGTGATCTTGTTGGACTGCACGCCGCTCTGGCCTTCTTCGTGGTCGGTATCGAAGAAGTACTGGCCGTCATAGCAGGTCTGGCTTTCACCGTTGAGCAGCAGCACCGACAGCAGTCGCGCCCAATGCGCGTTAGTGCGGTCGGCCAGCTCGCCCAGCCGTATACGCAACTGCCCGGTTTTATCGCGGCGCAGCTCGGTGACCAGCACTTCGAGGGTGGCCTCAAAATGCAGGTTTTCAATTTCGAGATCCGCGCTGATAAAGCCCTTGGCGTGGCGACCACCAATCCATTCACGCAGGGTCGGCACCATACCGATCCACGGATAGGTTTCTTTGGCCTGGTCGGAGTCGAACAGGTTGGACACGGCGTCGATCCAGTTCGACCCCACATTCTGTTCGAGCAGTTCGTAAAACATGCCGATGATGGCACGACTGGAAAGTACTTCAGCACCCATGGCTGATTCTCCTAAGAAAGGATACGGTCAGAGAAAAGTCTTAAAACGGGTTGAGCGAAGCGTCAGGCTGCTACGGGAACGGGCTGGGCGGTAAACTTGACGATGCCAACGCCGGTGCGCACGAAACGGTGAACATGCCCGACCAGGCTGTTTCCAGCGGCGGTGAGCAGAAACGTGCCGCTGTCGCTGGCATACACCGGCTTACCGATGTCGGTGATCGCCAGCGCAGTGACGGGCAGTTCAACTTTGCCAGCTTCGCGAAGACGCACGCGTGCTGCTGCAGCGGCACCGATTCGATTGTCGACACCGCGATCGGCGAAGCCCACGAACAGATCGCCTGCTGCGAGAGGCCGCGCAAGGCCGTTGGCCGCGACAATGCCGACCGCCGAACCTTCGAAAATCTGCACGCCGGCTGCAACCGATAAATCGTTGATGTCCCCGATCTCATAAGCGCGGGGAGTGTCGAGTGTAAGAGGCATAGGATTCTCCAGAGCCATGGGTGGAAAGGGGTTACCTGGTACTTACTTTTTCAGGACCTTGACCAGGCCCCGCTCGGTGGCCTTGCGGTAGCCGTGATAGGCCTCGAAGGTGCCAAACTCGGCTCGCAGCTCCTTGTCGCCGTCCCAGGTAGCCTTGGCGCGTTCCTCCAGCGGCGCCTCGGGATCCTCCTTCACAGCCTCAGGGGCTGCCGGTGGCGTCAGCACGTTGGGCACTGGCGCAGGCGCCTGGGTACGAATATCGGCCAGAGCACCGGCGCGTTTGGTTTTTTCGGCGCCGATTACCTGCGCCGCCGCTTCGGCACCGCTGGTTTTGCCGTCGAACTTGAGCGTGGCGATCAACTCTTCGTGCCCGGGCAGCGCGGCGGCTTCCACCGCCTGGATGCGTTCGCACTCAGCGCGGGCACCGGCAGCGACACCAGCGGCGTGTGCGTCATGTTCCAGGCTGGCGAGCAGCTCGGCATGATTCGCGGCCAGGTATTCGCGGTTGATCACGGGTTTGTTTGCAGTTGGAGCGGGTGCGTTACTGTTGGTGGTAGTAGACATAGGTCTTTCTCCAGAAGAACTGCTGTTGAACTCAGCGATGAGTTGTTCAAGGGTGGATTCACGGTCGGCCATGCCCAATGCCACGGCATCGGAGCCAATACGCATATCGCCCTGGCCGAAGTCGGCCAAAACGGTTTCAACACTGAGGCCACGGTAATTGGCGACGTCTTCGACAAAGATGTCAGTCAGCCGGTCGACATGGGCCTGGGCCACAGCACGTCCTGATTCAGTGCTGAAGTCAGGGCGCTTTTTCGGGCTCTGGCTGCTGACGATCTCAAAACTGCCGTCGTCGTCGCTTTTGCGCACCGTCAGCACCGTGCCGATGGAGCCCACAGCGCCGGTGCGGCTCATGACGATTTCATGGGCTGCTGCAGCTATCCAATAGCCAGCGCTGGCCGCGTTACCGGACACGTAGGCCACCACCCGCTTGGGCGAGGCCCGAATCATCTGGCCGAATTCAGCGATGCCACTGGCAATACCACCGGGGGTATCCATCACCAGAATGATGGTGTCGGTGCGCGGATCGTCGACGGCGGTGGTGAACTCCTTGGCCAGCACATCCAGCGACGTCGCACCGGACAGCGCCGTAAACAAGTTGGCGTAGCGAAACACCGGGCCGGTGACGGGCAGCAATGCCACATTGCCGCGTTGGGTCACCGCGCGGCTGTTCTGCAAGGGTTTGCCCTGCCTGGCCTCCAAGGCTTCCGGGCCTTCATGCTCCCGGCGGGCGATGGCGGTAATGGTCTGCAGCATGTCCGGGGTGATGGCCCAGGGCTCGCGTGATACCAGGTCGAACGCCGTCACCCGGTGCACGGGAGGTGCATCGGTTGGGTTGTCGATCATAATTAGGTCCGTTCAGGAAGATCAGGATTGGCCGCAGGCTCTTCCTCGGGGCGAGCCGTTGGTGAGACGGATAAGCCGTCATCGCGCCGGCGCTTCACTTCAAGCGCACGCTGTTCGTGGTTCTCTTCCCAGTCGCTGCCGTCGTAGAGCATGGATTCCTTGGCGAGCGTGCTGACACCAATATCAACGCGCTTTTCGGCAGCATTGATGTCTTTGAGCGGATCAACGGTGCCAGGACCATCACCCACCCATAGCGACCCGCTGTACGCATAGCGCAACAACGGGTGGTCGAAAAAACCGGGAGCCTCGATGTCTCCCTGCGCCACGGCCTCTTCAAGCCAATGCTCGTACACGGGCTGGCAGAAATGCTGGCCCAGAAAGTCACGGCAACCGCGAACGAATTGCCAAGCCTCCATCACCGCAGCACGCGCGGCGGTGTAACTGGCGGTGAAGTGCTTGATCAGCACCTCATAGGGCAGCTCCAGGGCCATTCCGATCTGCCGAAGCATGGCGAGCACGAACGGATCGAACGCCATGTTCGGGCGACCGGGTGATGCGGTATCGATCGACGCACCGTCATCCAGCTCGGCGACAATGCCGCCACTGAGTGAGCCATCCCAACCGCCCTGATCCCGCCCGGCAGGTTTATCGCCACCCACCGGGGTGTTGCCGGTAACGGCCGATGCCAAAGGGCTCAGATTGCCGCCCTGCCCCGGCTTGATGAACACGGCGAAGAACGCAGACACCACAGCCGCTTCCAGTTCAGCATCGGTGTAACGGTCCAACTGCTTAAGTTTTTCAATCACCGGTGCCAAGTACGGCACACCGCGTGGCTGGCCCACCCGACGACGCCGGTACACATGCAGCAGCACCCGACCGCCGCGCTCGTTGAAGAACGGACGGTCATCCCAGACGCGCTCTTTGACGCCCAACGCCCCAGGGTGGCTGCGCAGAATGTGAGCCTTGATCGGCGCCCCATCAGCGTCACGTTCAATGCCGGCGGTGAGGGCTTCCGTATCGGCCTTGTTGCTAGGGTTACAAACCCGGTCGGCCTCAATCAGTTGGATGCACGCCGAGTAGTGCTGACCCGGTTGTTCTTTGTGCGTGAGCAACGTAAAGACGTCACCGCTGCTCAGCACCGACCGCCATGTCAGATCCTGCAGACCATAAAAATTCTGCTCGCGAGTGATGTCGCAGCTGGTGGTTTCTGCCCAGGACTTGAACAGCGATTCCGTTTTGCGTTGCCACTCCCTGGCCTGGTCTTCGTTCCAGCCCAGAATCGAGCGATTGACCACCGACTTAAGCGCCAGGCCGGTGCCGACCGTCTTCGTCGTCACCGTATTGATCGCACCGCCGCCGATGGGGTTGTTGCGTTCTAGATCTCGGCAGCGTTCGCGAAGCGTGGGCAAATCGGGTAGCAGATCTGCCGCCGCACTGCCTGCTGTCGGGGTCCAGGCGCTCAGCGAACGCTTGGCCTTCGACGCGCCGCTGTAACCGCCCAAGGCAGTCATGGTCAATCGGGCGTGCATGCGCTTGGCGCCGCGTTCGGGGCTGAGCCAGGTGATGGCCTTATCCAGCAGCGTCGGCTCTGGCACTTTCGGCGCGCGGCTCATCGCGGCGTAATCCCACGCAGGACGATCCCCCGAGGGCGACCGCTTTCAAGGCGATCAACTTGCTGCTGCCAGTAGTCGATCGTCTTGGTGATTTCGGCAAGGTCGGCGTATTCCAACTGCCGGGTGCCGATGCGGTAGCTCTGCTTTTGGCTGACCTTCATGCTCGCATCGAGCCAGGCTTGCAGCTGGCCCTGCGCTTGTTCCAGGGTGATAGCCATGAATTAATTCCTGCGTTGGGAGAGCACGCGCATTGCACTACGGCGCCCAGAAACAACTCTCCCGCCAGAGGGCGGGAGATTGAGTGGTTCGACTGGTGTTGTTGGTTCCGGACTAGCCCCGTCCGTTTCGGGATCGGGACCCGTCTCGGCTTGATCGGGCTCGGGTGGGTCAAACAACGCCCCCTGACGGATCTGTGCATCAAGCCCTGCCCAATCTTGCTCCCGCATCAAGTGCGTTTTCAGGGAGCGGGCCGCGTGCAATGCATACGTTTCACAGTCGGTACCTTCGTTCGGCTGGCCGGCCTTTTTCTGCCAGACCTTGCGGTAGTGGTGTCGCCGGCTGGGCGCCTTCACTTCGGCGGTGATTTGGCGGAAATAATCCGGACGCACCGTTTTGTAAAAGTGCATCCGACCAGGGCCATCACCGGTCAACGGCAAACGCCCCTCAATCCACAGATCCTTGGCTCGTGACGTGCCGACGATATAAGGGCGAAGGCCGTACTTCGAGGCCTTTTGCTCTTTGTCCGTATCGACACCCTGCCGAGGGGCGCTAAAGATCTCCCGGCGCTCATCGTCGCGTGTGTTACCGCGCTCGCTCGCGCCCTTGATCGCCATCACACCATTGCGCTGATGCTTACGGCAAAACGCATACGCCGCGTCCTGGGTGATGGTGCCGTCCGAGGTATCCAGCGAAGTAGCCAGCACTCTCAGCTTGGCGCCGCAGGCGTGTGAAATCGGCGCAAACAGCAACTTTTCCAGATCAAGCCAGACGCCCTGGTCGGGCAGTACCACCTCGCCGTAAATCTCGCCCCAGTAGATCAGCCAGGATTCCTCGCCTCGGCCCCAGGCCCGCATCACCACCGCCAGGCGATCGTGCTGCACGTCGACTCCGGCGGTGATCACCAGGCCCCCCATGGGCACAAACATCTCCGGGTAGTCCTCTGCCCGCTCAGCCAGTTTATCGGCCTCAGGCAGGTCGGATTTGTACTCGTAGGCACGGCCCTGTTTCTGGTTGACGAACTTGATCAGCAACGACAGGTTGCCAATCGACGCCTGGTGTTCGGCGTTGAGTTTCTCTCGCACTATGTCGGCCAGGCTGGTACCGGGGAGGCACGCGTACAGTTCGTTCAGCTCAATGAATCCAGCACGACCGGCAAAGGGCTTGGTGGGCACCCAGCCGCAATAGGGGTCGCCGGCATCAATCGCATTGAACACCGTGTTGCGGATGTTCTCTTTGCGCTGGTAGTCGTCCCAGCAACTGCCACAGTGCGGGCAGGCGTAATAGGCTGTATCCGGGAGCGCTCGGCCATAGATTTCATGCGGTTGATCAAGTATTTGAGCAAGCTTTACGGCCCCCTTCCCAAGACGCTTTAAATCCTTGACCAGATCGCTATTGTCTCGAAGCCAATCGTCATCACGTTTATCTAATGCCTCGAAATGGGACTGTTCGTCCTGCTCAAACCATTTGATGTGCTCAAAATCCAAGACATGAGCGCTGCCACAGTCATGGCAAACAATCGGCAACACCCGGCAATCGGTCTGGGCCAGGCGCGCTTCGGTCTTGCTTGCACCCTTAATCGCCGGCGTACCGCCCACCAGCATTTTAGAGCCGGGGTAGCGCTTGCCGCGCTCCTCCAGCAGGGCGATCGCATCACCCTGCCCCTTTACGTCATCGCTGGTATCGTCCGGTTCTTCCACCACCGATAAGCCCACCGACGACGTGGACTTAACGTTGCCGGGTGAGTTCGACGCTACCAGTTTGAGGAACCCGCCCGGGAAGGTCTTATGGTCCCAACGGTTCCCCGAGGTGCGGCTCACATCGACCGGCATCAATTTGGCCACCTCAGTGTTCGCCGTCACGCCGAACTTGAGCTTTTCATCGTGGAAGTTTTTGCCGTCTTTTTCCTTGGCAAACAGGATCATGATCGGGCGCGGCAGGTGATGGATGAACTTGAACAGGTAGCCGATCAAGAACCACGTCCAGCCGATCTGCGCCGCCTTCATCAGGTCGACCTCACTCACCCGGGGATCATCCAGGGCAGCGGCAACGCCGAGGAAGTAAGGCGTGTAGTGGAAATCGTACAGGCCGTGCAGCACGCCGCTTTCAGCGGGCAGGTAAAACTCGGTGCTCAGGTAGTGCGCGGTCGGGATGTCACGCGGCGGGTTGAATTCCCCCGCCGCTGCCAACAAGCTTCGCGCCAAGTTTTCGCGCGTAACCTGCAATTCGCTCGGTTGTAGGTCCAGCAATTTTGGCCACCACTGATCGATCAACCGTGACTTTTTGCACGCTCTCGATTTCCTGAATGATGCGTTCAAGGCCGCCCAGGTATTCCCGGTTTGCGAAACTGGCCCAGTCGATAAGCACCCGATCAGCCTCGCCAGCCGGAATCAATGAACGCAGTTTTTCGTGATACAGCAGGCGACCGTTAGCGGCCTTGACTCGGCCTTCATCGATCCGCACAGCGTTAAGTTCTTCCAACTGGCTGCCTCCGCGCCCAGCGGCTTTTGCGCGCAAGTCGCGGATGTAAGCAATCCGGATTTCATCTAGGCAGGCTGTCTGCCAATCGCTTATGCCGATTCCCTTCAGCACGTCGCGGGCGTTTCGCTCGCTCATGTCCAGGTGATCAGCAATTTCACGCTGTGTAGGCATGCTCATCTCCAAGGTCGGGACTAGGAAGCGGAACCCCCTACGTCGGGTTGAATCTGCAAAAAAGTCGGGGTTCGAATTACCCCGATTGCCCCGCTGACTGGAAGGACCCATTGATTTTGGGTCGCAGGTCGACCTGTTAAGCAAAACCTACGACAAATCATTGAAAATAAATGGTTTTTAGAAAAAATTCACGATCCGGACAAGAGGTCAGCCTCGCTCCATCTCCCGTACAAGGGCACGTCGGAACAGCGGCTCGAACTCGGCCTCGACGACGCGATTGGCTAACCCGTAGAAGTCAAAGCGCCGCCGATACGTCGGACGCTTGACGAAGATCAGAATGGGCCGTGCCCCGTTGCCGATCCGCTGCCAGATACCCAAAGGGCCAGTGCCGTTGCCAGGTCGACCCACGAAATAGTCCGGTGCGTTGCGGTTGCGGCGTCGGCTACGCTGAGTGCGGTTGGCCATGAAGCCCGACACCCGCTCAGCTGCTCCGAGTGTGGACAGGATCTGTACGATCTGGCCGCGACTGATGTTGCCATTGCCATCCATCATAGCGCGCCGACCAGGGACGGCGTACATGTCCGCTGGCATCAAGCCGTAGTGGATCAGCGCTTTCTCAAATCGCTTGTGTGGTCGGTTGCCACCGTCAATGTGGACCGGCAGGTACTTGGACGCGGGCACGCCTGAGCTGGCTTCGTCCTTGATCCACACACGGGCAAACAGGCGGCTGGCCGTGGCACTGCGCTTGAAGACCGAGTTGAGCGTCCACCGTGTGGGCCTATCGAACACTCGCTCAAGCTCGACCTTTTCAGCTACCTGGACGCGTTCGGCGGTGAAGGTCAGCGCTTTGGCAGCTGCTATTGGCACCTTCGACTTGCTGAGCCCACGCATCTCCCTGACGATCTTGTCGATGTTGTCACGCATCTCAAGTCGCAACATGGTCATTGCCTCTAGATGTTTATGGTCCAGCGTCACCGTTGGCTTGTGCTTCACGCAGACCAAGGCGCTTGGCCGCCCAGCGCTCGTACAGCCCGATCGCTACGTCTGCACCTGCCATGGCGGTCAAGCATCCCAGTGCCCCGGAGGTCCAGATCGACATGCCTGCCGCATACAGCAGCATGATGGCCGACACTCCGCACACCACGCAGGCGCCGGACCGGAGGGCCAATCGGCGGATCAACGCCCAGCCACGCGCACCCTCCTTGTCCGCTCGCCACATCTCGCCCGACACACCGCCCACCAGGGCCAGGACGATCACTAACCAGATCGGCATTTCTGCCAGCGCTTGCTGTTCGTTCGTCATTGCCTTGGCCCCTTAAACGAAAAAGCCCTGCACTGGGCAGGGCTTGAATGGGAAGTTAGTCAGATTAGGTTTGAGGGACTGGGACCTCATCAACGCTAACGCAGTGCTCAATATCCGTGATTTTCTGGAGAGCTTGCTCAGCAGTTGAATACGCGCCAAACATTCGCCCTTGATAAAAAACAACCCATGCAAATTGGATGTCCGCTTCACCAGAATGCCCAACCACCAACGTCTTGAATCTTTCAGCCAAGTCGTCGACATGCATCTGTGCCATGCCACGCAAAACCATGACGCTCTCCCCTTTTTAGTCAGAGGCCCGTTTTTTTTCGGCCTTCGACAATGTGAGCGCAAAAAAACCGACTCAATGGTCGGGTGAAGACCACTCCTCAGTCCAGCCCCCAAATGAGAGGGATGGAGGGCGGACTGAGGAATGGCGGCGCAAGCATATCAGAGCTTGCTGAAAATTCATCATCGCGTCGACGCGCCAACAAAAAGCCCTGCACTAGGCAGGGCTCAAAGACGTTGTTGTCTAGTGGATGGGAAGCTCACTGCTGCGCAAACTCAGCCTTTTACTTCTGTCGAGATAGTTATATCCCGCATTGGTGACGCGCTGGATACGTATATCCGGAGTTTCCCCTTCAACATTGATACAACCCAAATCTACAAGCAGCTCGATATGGCCATCCACGACTACACCGGACCAATCAACACACTCGGTGCGGGAGAATTTGCTGCGTATATCCTTGGCCGATAAATCGAGCTTCCAGTCATCGGAGTCCTTGATGCAGACCTCTAGAATTTTCACCAACAGCCTCTGATCTCGTTCCATTTCTCAGCTCCAAAGGAAAATTGTCTGTACGAAGTAGTACGTCTGAGGAGAAATGAAAAAACCCGGCACAAAGGCCGGGTTTTTGGTGAGATCGCTGTTTGCGTACCTCTTTGAACATGACTGATTTATACCCCTTCAGTCCGGTGGCAGCAAGAGCTCAGCGCTGCCACCCTGCAATCAACGGTAATCAACGGCAATACGCCTGCAATCAACGGACATATAACGTCACTGGCTATAGCGCCGCAGGCATTGACCCTCCTGTCCCACTGATTTCAAGAGAGGCGCGACGACTCAAACACCGATAAATCAAAGCGGCGCCCCTCCGTCCTACCATTTATTACTTTTTCCATGTAAAGGGAGAATTAATAAACGCTGCGCGTACGCGCGCGCGTATGTGGGTGTGTGCGTCACATGCGGGAAAGATGCAAAAACGGTGGGACGGTGGGCCATCATCAATTAACACGCGGCGCGCAGTTGACCCACCCGCCAAAACACTAGCAGGCCGTACAGGGACGCGCCGCGCCATCAAGCTACGCGCTCCAGCAGCATGCCTGCGATCTCCAGATGTGCCGAGTGTAAGCGCGCATAGAACTGCGTTCGACCACACCCGCAGTGCGCCCATTTCTGGCGTTCTACGCTTTCACGGTTCAGGTAATGCTCCTGCACCACTTGGGCCAGATGCCAGGACAGACGCTTGTTTACGATCACCTCAATGTCTGCACTCCATGGCAGCAGCATCTTCGAACCGCCGCGCGTGCCTCGAATCAATTCCCCCCGGCAATCGATCAATTGACCCAACATACTGCTGGCAGATCCGTTAGGGCCGCCGCCACCGTGCATATCGAGCGCCCACAATTTCAACATCTCATCCATTTCCGGGATCAAAATGCGGTCTCCTGCCTGGGCACCGCCGACCTTCGCTTCCACTCCGGCGGTTTCACATACTCATAGCTGCGCACACCACGCACACAGTTACCCTTGCGCCGGCGGGGCCAATTCATCCGATGCATAATCTTGCCGATGCGCATTTGCTCGGGTCGACCCCAGTGGCTTGGATCGATGTTAAGCGCGTGCTCAAGCAAGTGCGCGCCTGTCACCGTATCGCCAATATGCTTGTCGGCTAGGTAGCCGACCACCAGGTCTTCCCACATATCGGCCTGATAACGCTGATCCTGCTCAGCGGCAAAAACATCAGCTTCATCGCGCTCCACCCACCATATGTCACCCGCGCGAAAACAGGCTAACGCTTCGGCCCAGAGTTGATCACGGTCGGCTCGCAAGCCCTCAAGATCAACTTTGGTACACATCACCGGCCAGTAACGGCGGTTGCCCGTATCGTCCTTCAGGTACTCATCCTGGTTGGTCGTACCGATAAAAACGCTCTGCCGGGGCACATCCAGCATCCGCCGGCCATAGCTCTCGCGGTAGGTATCGATGGGCGATGAGACGAATTGCTTGGCCTTGGTCGACTCTGCCTTGTTCAATGAGTCCAGCTCGGCCATCTCCACAATCCACTTGCCCCGGATCGCCTGATAGGCGTCTTTGCTGCTCAGATCAAATGACGTATCCATGAACCACTCGCCGCCCAATACCCGCGCAGCCGTGGATTTCCCCTCGCCCTGCAAGCCTTCCAAAATCAACATTGAGTCAGCCTTACAGCCAGGTCGACACACGCGGGCCACCGCAGAAATCATCCAGCGCTTGCCCACCTTGCGGGTGTACGAACTATCCTTAACGCCCAGCCGATCCTGCAACCAACGCTCAAGGCGTGGCAGGCCATCCCACTCAAGGCTTTCTAGATACTCGCGCACCGGGTGGTAAGCGTTGTCATTCGCCACCGCACTTACTGCCTCAACCACGTGGGCAGTCTTCACCCGCAGCCCGTACACATCAGCAAGCCACAGCGCCACCCTAATATCGTCCAGATCACTCCAGTCGCCCTTGCCACCACCATATGGAGGCGTACGTAACTTGCGGGTCTTTGAACTGAACGAATCCCAGGCGATTACCCCGGCCCAGCGTTTATCATTACCCAGAATCAATGCCACATTGAATGGATGTACGATCAACCCGCCTTTTTCGGAATACTGCAGCTTCTCGCGCCACCCCTCATCAGCAGACGGACGCACCACCGCTAGTGCCTGACGGCGCACCGTATCCAGGCCCTCAGCGCAGTGAAGATCGTTGAAATCGGTCCAGCCGTCTTCCCGGTTGTTGTCGAATACCGGCATAACCACCTGGCCACCAACCACAACCGCCGCATTGCTAGCCTTGATTACCCCCGCGTTATACGGGTGCCCATTCACTACAGTCTTCCAATCATCATCTGCGCAAAACACCAGCTGCCGGCCGGGATACTTTGTGCGCATGGCTTGTGCCACCGCCAACAGGTTGCCAGCATCAAAGCAAATACATACCGTCAACGAGGTCGCCATGTGCAGGCTGGCGCCGGTCGCGTATCCCTCTGCAATCAGAATCACATCGCCCGGCTCAGGCTCCGGGCCGATCAGGTGAAATGCGCCTTCCTTCGCCAAACCATACGGCCAATAGGTTTTGTTCCTGCCCGTAGCTGCTTGCTTTTCGGGATACAGCACCTGCAGGCCGACGATATCGCCTTTCACATTGCGCATCGGCACAAAAGCCGTACCGCTTTTCGCCTTGTAACGCAGACCGATCCCGACTACCCGCTTGGCATCCAAATAACGCGATCCGCCCTTTTCAGATAGGTGCTTCCACATACCAGCAGCGCGCCGGGCGGCAGTGCGATGCTTTCGATCCTCGGCCAAGGAGGCCTTACGCTGACCCTCCTCGGCCCTGGCGCGCATCACCGCTCGATCTTCAGCGCTCAGCCGCCCGCCCTTAGGCTTGATCTTCTGCCAACTGCCTTTTTCACCCTGACGCCAGTCGCCAAACGCGCCGCAATACAGTGTTTTGCCGTCACCAGTCAGATGGTCATAGATCACATACCAGCCCGTTTTCTCCGGGGCCTTATCACCGTCGCACTCGCAACGCGTTCGCTTACCAATCACCAGTGGCGTTTCTGGTTTAAGTCCGTAGCCCTGCAACTGGGCCAACACATCATCAAGTAGTTCGTGATTAGTCATGCCGTACCCCACGCCGGTCTGCCAGGTCCTGGCAGTCAGTGCAGCGCGTACAGCCGCGATCAAGCATTGCCAACCGCCGAGCCTCTAGGATGACATCCCCGCAGTCCACGCACTCGAGCGTACATTGGCCTGGATTGGCAGTAGGTCGCGCGGCCATGGCCACTGCGAAATTAAGAGCAATGACGTTATCAGCCACATCTGCGTTGTCAGACATAATGCAGATCCTCCGCATGCATCTTGCGGAGCACTGCGCGCAACTTGAACACCGCCTGCACCATTCGCTCGGCCAGCAGTTCAAACTCAGCCAGTTCGTCTTCATCCAATTTGTCATCAGACAACGACGTCGATACATGCGTGGCTAACTCCCCCTCACGAGAAAGCAACTCGCCAATGCCTGCCATCAGCGACTGCGCCGTGTCGGTGTCGCTCAACTCGGAAACGTCGATTCCCACCCAACCGATTGGATGCAGCAACGCGTCTACGATGCGCGGATCGCGCGTGGCATCCAGCACCAACTCAAGATCGCCAATGTTAGGCGTGTGGCTGGTGTTGGTCAGGCTCAGCTTGTGATTGAGGGTAGTGGCGTTGCCGCCGTCGATAGCGGCAATGGCAGTGGCGCCGCCCGGATAATCACGTGCGGCGTGGAGCAAAGCTTGCGGTAGAGTCAACAGCGAACGCCGTGCGCGCTCAATGGAATTGAACTGTTTACGGTTCATGGCAAAACTCCAAAAACTCTGCCAGTGACCGCCGCATGCCTGTTTGGTACAGTTACGCCGTGGTCACTTACAGGTGGTCGCATGCAGCCGGTTGCTCTGTGGTAGAAAACCCGGCTGCACCCCAATGGCAAGGCACACGCTCCGCATGTGCCCTGTCGTTACAGCCTGCAGATCGTGGTGGGTTAGCAGGCAACCCAAGGCATCCGTGCCCTAGGGGGGGGTGGTAGAACGGCGCGTGGTATTGGTTTGCTCCGCGCCGCTCTGCCCTTTACTTCATTCAAGCGGCTTGCTGGGTTGACGCTTTAACTGTCGCCCGGAGCTTTCCATCTGTAAGCACTTGAACCTGGTATTGGCGTGACTGCGGCGGCTCAGTACCCCATTGCGATACTGCAGCGGGAGAGACTTTCAGAGCCGCAGCCACTTTAGATTTCCCTCCGAAGAAGGCGATTACTTCTGTCGTGAGCATGGTGCTCTCCTGTTTGCCTGCCCAATACAGTAAGCACACTTAACTTATTTGGCAAGCAAGTGAAGGACTCCAAACAAAGTAAGCCTTAAGCTAGCTTAATGAATACTCCAGCGGAAAGAATCGCATACGCCATTTCCAAGTGCGGAAAGAAAGCCAGCGTCTTGGCCATAGAGTCCAACCTGAGTGCTGCCAGAATTAGCCAGTTAGCCCAGGGAGACGGGAGCCTCAAGGCTGAAAATCTTTTCTTATTCGCACGCGCTACCGGGTTCTCAGCACAGTGGCTTGCCGAAGGCATTGGGGACAAATATGACGCCGGTGCCCTCGAGGAGGGCCATGTGCTGATTCCCCAATTCACCGCCAAGGCGGGTGCAGGCCCGGGTCACACAAACCACCACATAGAAGACCTCGGCGGCCTAATGTTTAGGAGAGACTGGCTTAGCCGAATGGGCTTGAAGGAAAAGAACCTCAAGGTCATCTACAGCACAGGAATGAGCATGTTCCCGACCATTGCTGATGATGATGTGCTGCTGATTGACGAAGGCCAGCGGGAGCCATTGAACGGTAGAATCTATGCAATTCAGCGCCCAGACGGAGACATCAGCATCAAGCGCTTAGTCCACACGCTCACCAACGGCTGGATAATTCGAAGCGACAACGAGGACAAACGCGCTTATCCGGATGAGAGCGCTACCGATACAAGCATTGGTCATCTACTCATCATCGGACGGGCCGTATGGCACGCCGGCCCCCTATAATTCTAGCCCTCTTAACAAAATACATAAGCAAGCTTGACTTGAAAAGTTAAGAGAACTTTAATTGCCTCACTCTCCTACCACAGAGCGAGGCAATTCCCATGCAAACCGCAACCTTGCACGTCCTACCAACGTGCCCAGAAAGCCGCGTTTTCGAGGTGCGCCGCCTAGCCATAATCCACGGCTGCGCCTTCGCCCCCACTAAACGCAAATCAACCACCAGCCCAACTCCAACTCCCTCCAATCCAGACGATGGAGGGCGCGCAGCATGAGTAAACTATCTCTCAATGCCAGCGCCTACATCCGACTACAGGCCCAGGTAAACCTTAGCGGCACGTTCAATCACACCCTGCATTCGTGTGATGGCTGCCAATCCGTAGCGGCTCGGGTCGAGATCGATCAGTGCAATGCCGGCATCACGGTCTTGGTGCAGATTTGCGGGACGCTCAACTCTGTCACCCTTGATAAGCACCGCAAAAACAACGCCACGCGCATTGCGAGCTTTATTGAAGGTATCGCCAATGGCCGCAGCACTACCGGTGTGCCTGACGTAGATGAGCATGAAGCTGTCAGCGATATAGAGGCCACCCTACGTCTGGCTATCCGACGTGGGCGCGGCATCTACCACCTTATCGCCGATGAACTAGAGCCGTCACTTCAGATCCAGCGCAACCCACGTGGCGGTTATATCGCCACGCTCGAACTCGACGACGCCGGCTACTTGTTCACCCTGCCCGCCGACAACCAGCGCGCCCACACAATCCTGGCTGAATACCTCAACCAATTCCTGCAGGGCTACCGCAATAGCCTCGCAGCCGCCGCATGAGGTGCCGCCATGAGCCTATCCCTCAAACGCGTAGCCGAACGCCTGGGCCTGGGGCACCGCGAGTTGATGAAACGCATGCGCGACAAAGGCCTGCTGGATCAACGCAACCTTCCAACCAACCCTGCCCTGACCAAAGACTTTTTGGTCACCCGTGAAAGTCGCTGGTTTCACGAGAAGCATGGCATGCAATACAAGCGCACTACGCGCGTGACCGATATTGGCATTTCCTGGCTGGCCAGGCAGATCGGTATTGAGCGCCCAGCCCCACCCACCGTACCTGACCCGCGAGAAGTCGCGTAATGAGACAGCCCGAAGCATGGCCGCGCCAGTACGCCCGCCAGATCACGGCGATGCGAACCCGCGAGGAACGCGTCGCCGCGCTGGCAGAAGTACCGGAGCACCTACGCGCTCTGGTACGTACCCACGTTGAGATCGCCTGGAACCACCCCCGAGGGAACACACATGGACCGCAAACTGATTGACACCCTACTGATCGAACTACTGAACCTGCCTGAAGAACGTCGTACGGCTGAGAAAATTCTTGCCAATCTCACCCTGGCCGCAACTGCCGCCGACGTTTCCCTCACCATCACCGGCGCACCGCTGCAAATCGAGCACCTACAACTGGCGGCCGCTCTCGACCAACTCGTGATTGATCTCGGCCCCAACTACCGTGCTCGCGCCATGCTGCGCCTTGGCAATGGCATTGAAGGCGTTGAACTGGGTGCCGTTCTCGAACCGCTAGACAGTACTTCACCACTACCGCGTTTCGTGGCGTTTGCCAGCACGGCACGTACAGCACTGGCAGCCATCAACCGAGACATTCGAGCGAGCCACCAACCCCACACTAAAGAACCGACACAACGTAAATCTGGAAAGCTGACGCTCGGCACGCTCAAGGCGCAAGTAGATAAGGCAAATGCAGCATGACGGCCTCCGTACAGCGCGAACTGCGCCTGCCGATAGCGCCGAGAAGTCAGACCGTTGACCTGTTGTACCGAACGCTCGGGGATCTGCTCGTACCCGTCGAACAGGTACGTGAACGCTACTTCAGCAATCTCAACCAGGACAACTTCACTCGTGCACTGACAAGCGGCCGTGTAGCGCTACCCATCACGACTCTGGATACCAGCGCCAAGCGCCCCCGCTTTATCGACATCCGCCATCTGGCCATCTTCATTGATACACAGGCAGATGCTGCGGACGAGGAGCTGACAAACACTCAACCCCAGCCAGAAGAGCGATGACTTTTTGACCGACACACGTCGATAACAGTCGCACCACCGCAACCGCTGCGCCACCAGCCAAGCGGTATACAACCCAAGGAGCAAACCAAATGACAGCATTTGAAATTTTCGCATTGATCAGCTTCGTAATTGCACTCGCCATTCTGTATTGGGTCGGGTATCGAGGCGGCTTAAAGGATGGCTGGAGCGAAGGCTACGACGACGGCCACGGTAAGGGCTATATCGAGGGCATTGAAGAGGGCGAGTCGTCGGGCGCCACTGCTCTCGAAAACGCCACACGGCGATGTGAGCGCCTAGAACTGATTTTGATGAGGGAACCCCAGGACCGTCAGATCCTTCTGGCCATCGCGGGAAAACTCAAACTCGCCGCCGACTTCTTTCAAGCGATCAAATCGGAAGGCCACGCAACTCAAGCACTCATTCTGCGCGGCCACGCTTTGAGCATGGCCGCCGAGTTGGATTCCTTCTATCAGGAGGATGCAGCATGAGTCGCCCTATCCCAATGATGCGTCTGACGCCCCAGGCCGCTGGAACACTGCAACAGCAGTACAACAAGGCTATGAAGGAACTGAGCGTAATGACTCGACATAACAAAGAGTTTGACCGGCAGCTGAAAGCGCTGATCGGTTACGACGCCCTGCGCAAATTGCATAAGGCAACTGACAACGCCCTGCTGCTGGCCGATCTCGTGAAGGAGGCCGCATGAACTGGATCCTCACCCACACCGGCAAACGTTTTGACCTGTTCGAACCTGACGCCGACATGATCGACCCACGGGATATTTCCCACTCACTGGCACACCTCTGCCGCTTCAACGGGCATACCCGCGAGTTCTACAGCGTGGCGCAACACTGCTGCATCGTCGCCGAGCTGGTGCCGGAAGAACACAAGCTCGTAGCCTTACTCCACGACGCGCCAGAGGCGTACCTGGGCGACATGACCAAGCCACTTAAGCAGTGGCTACACGCATACCAGGACTTTGAAGACTGGGTATGGCAACGCGTGTGCCAACGCTTCGACATTGCTGCACAACTTCCTGCATGCGTTCACCAGGCCGACTTGATTGCGCTGGCCACCGAACGCCGCGACCTCATGCCAACCGATCCGGCTATCTGGGATTGTTTGGTCGGCATACAACCTATGGCCGAAATCATCCGTCCATGGCCTGCCGCAGAAGCCAGACTCACCTACTACCAGCGCCTGATGGACCAACTCGCTGTCGAACATCGGAGGAAAGCGGCATGAAGAACCAACTGGAAAACACCAGCGCCCTGCCCGCTTTGCTCCGCAGCACCAGTGGTGTCGACACGTCAGAAACAAACAGTCTCTGCTGCGCAGCAGCAGGCATTATTGCTCCTTCCAGCGCCACTGCCGAGGCACGTATACCCCACGAAAAGCTGCGCGGGGCAGCGGTCAGTGATGCAACGCTTACCGCTTCGGGACGCCCGCCTGCGCAGCCTGTCGCGGGGTATACGCACGTTTCGGGGAATGTGAGTTGCTATGCCGTGCGGGAGGCTTCCCATGCTTAAGCGCACCCTCACCCACTTCCATCTTTGCTGCGGTCTCGGCAGCGGCGCTGCTGGTTTCAGCGACTCCAAACCGGTCCTGGGACCTGTGCAAGCTGAATGGCGCTGCCTGGGTGGCGTCGACGTCGACCCCGCCGGGTTGCGCGATTTCCAGATGATGACCGGTGTATCTGGCACGCTGATGGACCTGTTCACCCGCGAACAATACACCGCGTTCCACGGCCAACAGCCGCCCGCCGGTTGGAAGGAAGCCACCGCCGAGGATCTGCGCCGCGCTGCCAGCAACGAAGATCCGGATGCAGTGTTCATCAGCAGTCCCTGCAAGGGTGCCTCGGGCCTTTTGTCCGAGACCATGAGCCAGACGCCCAAGTACCGGGCGCTCAATGAGCTCACGTTGCGTTGCGTATGGCTGATGTGCGAAGCCTGGAAGTACAACCCGGTGTCGCTGATCGTGTTCGAAAACGTACCGCGCCTGGCTACCCGTGGCCGGTACTTGCTGGACCAGATCACCAAGCTGCTAAGACACTACGGATACGCGGTGGCTGAAACCACCCACGACTGTGGCGAAATTGGTGGATTGGCCCAGAGCCGAAAACGCTTCTTGCTGGTGGCCAGGCACGTAGAGAAGGTCCCGGCGTTCCTGTACGAACCAGAGAAACGCAGCCTGCGTGCCGTCGGTGACGTGCTGAGCCGCATGCCGCTGGCAGGCGATATAGATCAGGCAGGGCCGATGCACCGCGTGCCGGCGTTGCAGTGGAAAACATGGATACGCCTAGCCCTGGTCGAGGCCGGGAAGGATTGGCGCAGCCTGAGCCGGTTTGCGATCGAGGACGGGCACCTGCGCGACTTTGTGATCGTGCCTGACTACCAATACGGCGTACTCGGGGTTGTCGATTGGGACGATACAGCCGGGGTGGTTGCAGGTGCGAGCCGCCCAATGAACGACAAGTTTTCCGTGGCAGATCCGCGACCCACCAACAAATTCGAGTACACCCAATTCGGCGTACTGCCCTATGACCGCCACTGCGGTGTCGTAACCGGTCAACGCAGCCCGGGGCAAGGGACGTTCAGCGTTGCTGATCCGCGCATGACCGACGAGCGCCACAATAATATGTTCCGCGTGGTACGCAATGATCAAACCGCCGGCACTGTGACTGCAGGACAAGGGCCGAGCTCTGGCGGGCAGGCCGTGGCCGACCCTCGGCAACCGTCCAAGGGTTTCGGCAAGTACCTGGTCACCGACTACAGCAAGCCGGCCGGCACCGTCATCGCCGGCAGCACCACCGGGCAAGGCGCTTTCGCCGTGGCAGATCCCGCCTATAAAACATGGCACCCGAATGCCAGCACGCAAAAGTTGCGGATCACGCCCTGGTGCGAGAGCGCCAAGACCGTGACTGGCTCGCAACAGGTTGCCAGCGGCGCGTTATCGATCGCAGATCCTCGCCCAGGAATGTCGCGCAGCAAGGGCGATGCGTACCTGACTGGCGGGCATTACGGCGTGGTCGAATACAGCGCACCGGCCGGCGCCATATCTGCCAGTGCTTGCCACGATAACGGCCGCTGGTCAGTTGCCGATCAGCGCATGCCGGCGCACAACGATCGGCTGACCTGCATGATCACCAGCCTCGACGGGACCTGGCACCGGCCGTTCACCACGCTGGAGTTGGCCGCGCTGCAATCACTGTTCGACCCAGAAGATCACTGGTCAGCAGATCCACAGACCGCCCATGAGATCGAGCGCATGCAGCGCGTTCGCAAGATTGAACAGGCGGGAGTCTTCCGGCTGGACGGAATCAACGACGGCCAGCACCGGGAGCGGATTGGCAACGCGGTACCACGCGCAGCGGCACGGGCAATGGCGGATGTGTTCGGCATGACGCTGCTGCTTTCCGAGGCTGGGGAGACATTCATACTCAGCAACATTTCGGTTTGGGTGCAGCCAGTGGCGATTGCGCTGAGTCTGGCCCAGCAGGAGGTTGGCGTATGACCGTTTTCCTACTGCTGTACCCGTGCGCGGACGCAACCCATACAGACTGCCAGGTGGTGAAGGCTGATAGCTGGAAGGGACCTCACGCCTACGAGCAATGCCTTGACGTTCTGCCTGATCTGACCAAGGCGCTGACTGCGCCCAACCGGAAACGACACAGATTCGTGTGTGAGATCCAATCCGACGGCGCACAACCCCGCAGAGCAGAAGCTACTGCCGTCGCGCGCTCATCAATCGTTTCGGATCTAACAGGAGAGGGCGATTGCAATGGCTTGTAAGCATGAAGACTTCAAGGCGACCGTAAGTGTTGCTCGAATCAAAAACAAAGGTCGATTCATGGCAGAAATCAGCATCGTATGCACGCACTGCGGCGTTCCGATGCAGTTCATGGGTCTCGAGCCGGGACTCAACTATGACGGCGCCACTGTCAACCTCGATGGTTTCAAGGCGCGCATTGGCATTCATCCTCGCGGCGAACGACCGAATCCCCTGCAGAAGCTTGCAGGCTATTCGATCCGCAATCACAACTGAGGCATTGGCCATGATCACCAAGCAAATGAATGACGGCATGCCGAAGCGATACCGGGCAAGCATTGGCAAATGGGGGGCTTCTCGGCGTGAATCGGTATACCTGTGTTCTGACATTGATAAGATGAACGAGGGCTTTTTTAAAATGGTTTCGGCGCTGCGCACCCTGCTTGATGGCCAAGATCGTCATGACAGTGTGCAGCGCTTCTGGTCCTACAACGCACAAAACATCCGCTGCGTTCGTGAGTCGGACTACGACGCCCTATCGCAACGTCTCGCCAACGCCGAGGCTGCCCTGAAGTGGGAATCGGAACGAAACGCGCTGTTACTAGCCCAGTTTAAGGACGCTCAAGCCCAGCCCCTGGGCGAGCAAGTGGTAATTATTGATATTGTTTACAGCGGAATGATCGAAGGGCTTCATATCTGTAAGCGGGAGGCAGTATGAGCGCAGCCCGTGTACTTGAGTTTGAAGACTTACAACGCGTAACCGGATATAGCCGCCGGGCAGACGTTGAAAAAGCGCTGCGCTCCCAAGGAATTCGAATCTTCAGTGGACGAAAGGGGCCCTGGACTACGGTGGATTTGATCAACCAGGCGGGCGGGCTAAAAACCTTGGATACCGGCAGCTACAGTGCGGACATCGTATGAAACGTGGTCGAAAGCGCCAACACAATCCCAACATCCCTGGGCACATTGACCAGGCGGCTTTGCCGCGCTCGGTCTATTTCGACCATAGGGGCGCTGGGTGCTGGTACATCCTGTATTTCAATGAGGCCGGGCGGCGACAGCGGCAGAACCTTTGCGCGGGTAACGTGACGCTTTCAGAGCTTCACCGCCTCATTGAGGAGCGCAACGGCGTCGACCGCGACAGCCTGCAATACCTCTGTGATGAGTTCCACAAGAGCGACCAGTATAAGGTCCTCAGCGAGAAAACCCACGACGACTATGTCTACTCCCGCGATGTTCTTTTAGCGTTTCCGACGAAGCTTGGCAAACCGCTGGGCGAACTGGCGGTGCTCAAGTTCACGCCGGCGCTCGTCCAGCGGATCATCGACAAGATAGCCCAAGATGGCACCCCCTCCAAAGCTGCCCACTCACTGCGCTACCTGCGCCGAGTGATGCAGTGGGGCCGTAACCGTGGTTTTGTGAAGGACAACCCAGCCAAGGGCATTGAGTCGCCGAAAGAGCGAAAGCAGCGCCGACTGCCAGACGATACTGTCATGGTTAACCTAATCAGGTTCGCGAAACAACAAGGCCAGCTCAAGAGCGGTCAGCCAGGGGCCTGCTCCCCTTACCTGTGGTATGTGATGGAAATCGGTTACCTCTGCCGCCTACGCGGTATCGAGACGATCACGCTCACCGACGAGAACGAGCTCGCCGAAGGCGTCCTCACCAACCGCCGCAAGGGCAGCCGAGACAATATTGTCCGTTGGACGCCCAGGCTGCGGGCGGCGTGGGATGCAGCCAAAGCCATCAGGTCGGAGACTTGGGAGCGGAAGCGTGTGCCGGTGCCGATCCGCGCAGACCAGCGCTTCCTGATCATCGCCGCCACCGGCAGACAGTTGTCGAAGTCGGGGCTTGATACAGCATTCCAGCGGCTGATCGTGCAGGCGATCGAGAAAAGTGTTCTGACCGAGGATCAGCGATTCGGGATGCACGACTTCAAGCGCAAGGGCATCACTGACACGGTGGGCACCCGGGCGGATAAGCAGCAGGCGTCAGGGCACAAAGATGAAGCGATGATGGACGTCTATGATTTGAGCTTGCCTCTGGTAGATCCATCCGGAGGCTAGACGTTTATCGGTACCTTTGTGAATGCGTCTGCAAGGTCCTTTCGAGCTTGCTTCTTTTCCGCATTCGAACGTCCCGCAACTTCGAAAACGTCGGCATGGACTACGTTATCCTCGAGAGCGGTGTCGTACACCGCTAAGAGCCTCTTGTTATCCATCATCAGGCTGCGAAGCGCCACGCAAGTCGCTGTGACGGCTCCGAGGTAGGTCCTCTCAGGCTTGTCCTCTGGCTTGACCAGATTGTAAGCCACAGCCTGCTGGCGTCCACGCTCATGACTTTGCGGGTCGATCGCTGCCGTATCAGCTCTTTCGCAAGATAAGCCTTTATCCTTGGCATCGGAAAACAGCGCTGGGAGCACTTCACCATCGTGCAAATGCAGCGGTGAAAAAACGAATCTGTGTAAATGCTCCTCAGCGCCTACCACGCGAGGAGAGAATTTACTGACGGACTCACACTCGCAGTATGCATCTGGAAAGCTGGCGTCGATCAGCTTAGCGCGGGTAGAGACCTCGCCCCTCCCAGTCGGTAATCCTTCAAACAATGCCCTACATGACATATATAAGTCAGACCAAATCCAAATGGGCCAAGAAGCCAGAATGAAGAACCGCTTCGTTGAGCGCCAAATCGGCACTCGCGAATCTTTGGCCGGGAGCATTATATATGTAGTGAAACGTCCCGTCCCCAGGGAAGGATATCTCTATGTAGCTATCAGCTTCCTTCCAAAAAAGGGAAATCTCTCCGTCACCGGCCAGCATGGGGATAGGAGCTTCAAATCTAATCGGAAGGACGTGCAGAAACTCAACTGCGTTGACCCACGAGGCATAGGTGGCCGGCACTCCGCCGTATCCGTCCCAGTCGTTATCCGCCTGGAGATACGAATGTAGCTTCGCGTAAAGCCTGCTCATACCCACATCCCTGCTATTGGTGTGCGTGGGAGGAAGCTGCACAAAAAAACCCGTAAGCCCTTGAGGGATCACCGTTTTAGGCGCGTTTTTGGTAGTCGGGATCTGCACCACGTATGGTGGAGGCTGATCCAGAATCGTGGACTGTGTTTCCATAGCTACGGCCAT